GTGTCGCGCATTCTCTGCTTTTTGGAGCTTTACAAATGCGTTATCGATCTTTTTCTTTTTGTCAATAGCTGCATATGCAACCTCAATCGCACCTTTGACCCGTTCCTGTTCCTCTATGTATTGATTGTAAAATGTTGGACTCTGTGTTCTGAGTCGCTCCATTGTTGGGATAGGATCTCCTCGTTCTATCCGAATAGAAGGGACTGGATTCAATAAGACATCTGTTGCGGGATCTGGTCTATCGTTATAGACGCATGTGGGTCCCCTTTGTGTCATTTGAAGTTTGTATCCCTTGTCCTGCGGGCAACGAACAACGCACTGCCCCGATGCCCCTGGACTTAACTGAAATCCTCTTGGACATGTGTTACCCATTATCTATTTCTTAAGAAAGATTCCAATCGCAATACCGAGACAGACCAACAAAAATGTGAGTCCATGTGCTGCAGTCAGCGGAAGAATGAAATACCCAATCAAAGAGACGACCACCAATGCTAAGACGACCTGAAGCAGCAAAAGACGTTGTGAAACAATCCCCATGATTGTTCTGTATTCCTTCTCTGCCTCACCGGTTGGCGCAACCTCTGGGCGTGCTACATTCAGACTGTCTGTTATCTTCTTCACCTCATCTGCTGCTTCTTGGACGCTCCGGTAAGCAGAGAACTCTGTTTGAAGTTTCGTATATTGGGCGCCTTGAATTTCTTGTTCACGATTTACTCTGTCGCGGTCTTCTCTAGCCAGTTTGTCTGCAGCAAACTCACCTCGAAGTCTTGCCGCTTCATTGCTGATGCGTGTAAGTTCTGCGTTGTATCTAGACGTCTGGGCTCTAAGAGGGATTCTACGGACAGAGAAACTATAGCGGTTGTCTTCAATCAATAGGCATCTCTTATCAAATAGTCCTCCTACTTGGGTTGTGAACTCGCGCGGACACATCGCACTGCAACCTAAAAAATCACGTTCAAAGTTTGGTGGACACTGCGACATTCCCTTACTTACGATTCGGGATAAAAGAGTTCAGCTTTCCATACAGGGGAGCAATCAATCGCACCTGAGCCGAAATCTCATTGGACTTCCAACCCAGTGTAGGCGCTCCAATCACGTTGGACGAGTTGACATACGGGGCAACCTGTGCCATCATCTTCACATAACGCGTGTGGTCTGACGCATCGGTTGTCAAACGCACATGGCGAGGAGTATCAATCTCAAAGTACGATCTAACAGGCATTTTTGTTTATAGCAAACAAGATAATGAGTAGGCCTACCCCATCGGTGGAACCCATGGCGTTTTACAGCGTAGTGAACATGTACAAGCAAAACTATTTGCAATACAAGTTAACAGGACGAGCGGAGTTCAAGACTGCGTACGAGAATGCGCAGGCGTGGATTACGAGACACTTGTCTCAACTGGACAAGCGGATTACGGAGGATAAGGAGTTTGTGAGTAAGTTTGTCACGGAATATCAGAATACCAATCCGGAGTTGAGTGCTCTTCAAGAGCAGATGAAAACCATTCGAACCGAAGGACCCAAACTACAGGACCGCTATCAAACGGAACAAAAGATGCGTGAGGCAGCACCCGAAGACTACACATCGTATTACGTCAAGGGAGGCGTGATACTTGCTGCGATTGGCATTGGTGTCATCGCTAACTTCTTCTGAAAGTATCCCTTGATGAGTATCACCAAAAGTAGCAGCAAACAAAATGCCAAAAAGATACCCAGATACAGATACATGGACCTGTCAGCAACGACTTCTTCGTACTGGCGAATGCGACGCAGGGTTTCGAGTCTGTCGGTTTGCTTGTTCAAATCGCTGTAATCACGCTGAATACGTGTCAGTTTCATTGTGAGTTCATCGCGAGCAATCCGGAGACTTCCCGTCTCGTTTTTGACATCGGCAACCATAGCAAGCATCTGCTCGAGAAGAGCGGCAATCTGAAGGTTGAGTGCTCTGAGTTTTTCCACCTCCGCATTTATGGTTTCTGCAGTGGTCGCTGACAACGCCTTCTCTGCTGCCTCTCTGTATTGTGTGTCGAGGTCTTGGTATTTCTTGGTCAGTTCGTCCATTACTCTTATGCGACATTTGCGTCCTCTACTACATACCTCCAGAAGTCTGCATTCCCCGCCGTATCGCTGGGTCGCTGGACGTAGACAATATCACCTGGAATCGCACCAATCCACTTTGCCATTGGATCTTGTGAATCGATGGAAGGCAGTTGCTCTTCAGGTTTGGTGATCTTGCGCTTCTCATACTCCTTCGTGATATCGGGGTGCTGCTTCTTGAAGTTCTCATCAAAGATGAAGTGCGGCGATACCATGCGATGGGTGGTGATATCAAACTGGAGTTGGCGAATGTGGAACAACTGGATGCGTTGCTTTGCCAATGCCTTCACCACCTTCAAGACATTCTCAGAGGGAGGTGAGAGTGTCACGATGATAAGACCCTGCTTCATCTCCATCTTGGACGCAAAGTCTGTCAACTTCTCAATATCGCGCTCTAGCAACCCCTTCTCCTTTTGACTGAAGATGACGAGAGTATCGCCAATCTTGTAGGCATTTGCTCGCTCCAGAGTGTCAAGTGTGAGTCGCTCAAGGTCTGTCTTCAAACCACGACGAGAGAGCATCACCTGTAGAATTTCAATTGCCTTGTCTTCCATTGTGCTTGTTCCTTTCTTAGATTGTAAGCGGTTCGTTTTTTTCGGGTCTTCCTAACAATGAGTCCCTTGCCGTTTCTTCTGCTGGCGGTTGTATTGATTGGTCTAATGCTGGCCGCATCCCGCGAACGCTTCCAACCTGAGTTTTTGGATAAGACACAAGTCCAAAAGACTGTTGCTGTCGAGGATTCCTCTTACCGCCAAGACACGAACCATGTGAACCCTGCCCCTTACAACATGGGTCCCATCGCAGGTGTGCGCAGTCCGTTCCAAGTCAACCAATATAAGGCATACATTGTATAATGGAGTGCGAAACCCCTTATAAGAAAGTGGCGATTCCAAAAGCACTGCGTGAACAGGTTTGGATTCGTTACATGGGACGAAAGTTTGAAGGAAGGTGTCGCGTGCGATGGTGTAGCAACACAATCACGGCATTTGATTTCCAATCTGGACACAATGTCCCCGAGAGCAAAGGAGGTCCTACAACCATCGAAAATCTTATACCGATATGTGCTCGTTGCAATGTGAGTATGGGAAACCAATACACCATTGACGAGTGGAATCGTTTGGGCGAAGGAGCAAGGTGGTATAGTCGTTTCTTTTTCTGGAAATGAGTTTGTATGATATTGCAATGAACGAGCGAATCATCTATTGTTTTTGGACTGAAAGGAATCCAATGTCAGAAATGCGAAAATATGCACTGGGCATTATGCCCCAAGTAACAGAATGCAAGATTGTCCTTATCCACAACGACAATCTACATAGATTTATTCTTCCCGAGCATCCGCTACATGAAGCATATACATATTTAAGCGCAGTTCACAAATCAGACTACTTGCGTACATATTTCATGCATTTCCACGGAGGAGGATACGCCGATGTCAAGATACAGACCGGTTCTTGGAAATCTTCGTTTGAAGAACTTTACAAGAGTGATGCTTACATCTGCGGTTATCATGAGTACGACGAACATGGCGTTGCATCCGATGACCCCTTGGTCAAGGCAAGATGGGAAGAAATGATTGGGAATGGGAACTACATATGCAAACCCCGGACACCTTTTACAGAAGCATGGTATTCGCGTATGATTGCCCTACTCGATCAACGACTCCCAGAACTTCGTAAATATCCCGCCAAGCATACGCGTGATCGCAAAGAAGATAATACCGGATATCCAATTGGATGGAATGAAATGCTGGGTCGCATTTTTCATCCGTTGTGTTTGGAACACCCTGGACGTATTCTGTTTACTTTACCCAGACATATATACATCAATATGCGAGATCTATAGTTCCAAACTGGGTAGAGCAGGTTTCGCGATTTCAGCAGGGAGTTTGGATGTCTTGCGAAATTCCAAGACTTCGTTCCAAAATGTTTGGAGGTCATCAATGTGGTCTGTAATCCACTTGGGGTCTTGCGGTACAAACACATCCTTCACGGATTGCAACACCCAATAAATCACCTGACAATCTTCATTGCCTTCTTCGTCGTAGACCACATGTCCATCGTCGTAGACTGTAAAGAACCCCTTGGTTCCCGAGTGTTTCACCCACTCGTTGTAGAGAACCTGCTTGAAGCGAAACTCTACATACTCGCATTCATCAATACCCGTGCACTCCATCTGCATCTGCATCTGGTGCCAGTATCCAATGGGGATTTCGTCTTTGGGTTGACGACTCATGGGGCACTTGAACTCAACAAGGCGACCATAGCGTCGCATATCCTCTGCGTCATGTGGGATAATCAAACCATCCGGAGACGCACCCAAAAAGGAATAGCGAGGATGCTGAACGCACGATACATCGAGGATAGTACACTTGGTCTGCTCTTCGTAGAGTTTCTTCGCAACGGGTTCAAATCGCGTGCCCCACAAAAGAGCGGGGATAGGATTCGCGTTCTCGTTCGGAACATAGGTCTCCAGTTTCCGCATCATGACAGAACGTCTTGCTTCGGGTGTTCCAAAGACATTGTACACCTCTGACGCCGTAATCATCTCTCCGCGCTTGGCATGCCACTGCGCCGTCCTCTGGTCGTTGATACCATACAATCGGAGCACACGTTCGTAACATCGATCGCGTTTCCATAAACGTCCGACATCTCCGGCCATAAGTCTATCGACGACTTCGACAACGCGTCGCTTGAGAAACGAGTAAGAGAGTTGAGGTTCGAGTTGACGACAGAAGAGAACAAACTGGCGAACGCGTGTATGTAGGTGTGTATAGGGGCGATTCTCCAATAACCATGCGGAAAGCACATCGTCCATCTACTCTGTATGCTGTTGTTCTTCAGTAAGTCTATTTTCCTTATCTATTTGGTCTCGTAACGTTGCGTAGTCTCCCGTGTCTACGCCTTCCAGGATTCGTGTTTCGCACATCATGTCTTCCATCATTTTTTCCACAAGTTCGTTGAGTTCATTCGTATGACCTTCAATCAGTTCTAAGGACACGCCGCCCTCGTAATCAAGAGGTTCCGCAGTACATTGGTGGGGTGTCTCCAAATCGTCTCGTTCCAGGATGCGTTGTTTCTGCTCTGCTTCTGTTTGCTTTCCCTCCATTATTACAAGAAGTCATTTTCAATGAGTAAACCTATTTCCATCATGGACATTCAAAGCAAGGAACAATGGGTTCTTCATCGCCTAGAGAACTTTTATCGCAATCCCACTCATCTTGAGCGTGTCAAAACCATTCTAGAAGGAAACTCGAACATGAGTCTGCGATTGATTGATTGGTTGGTGACCAACTACGCCAAAAAGAACAACATCTCCTATTTGACGAAGGAGGGTAAGCATGTGATTGTGTACCTTGCGTACAAGAGTCATCTCAAGGCATACAGCAAGAAGATGTTCGACCCGTTCTGTCGTTGGAAGCGTATTCAGTTTCTGGGTATGAACACCACGGTCGGTCAGTTGAACTTCTTTGAGTGGGCAATTCAAGAAGAGGTGTTGGATTTCTTGCAGGAGCACCTAGAAGAAGTCCAAAAGGATATGGACGATTGCTCGACGACGATTCAACCGCAGGAGGGACGCAAGAAGCGCCACGAACTTTCTCGTTCTGCGACCAAGTCCATCTGTATGCACGATGTTCGCGTTCCTGTGAAATTTGATTAGTCTTATCTAACAACAATGTATTCGATTCTCAATCCAAATGTTATTTACCAAGACACCTCGTCGGATGTCACGGAGCACGATATTGATGTCGTGTCGGACCTCTGGGAGATGGATGGACACAGCGTATACCGAGGGTCACGAGATCCGCGCTATACTCACGCCAATGTCTACTGGCTCTACAATGAAGATCTGGAACGAGTCGGATGTTCAGAGCACAATGTGAAGGACCAAGCAGATTTTCGTTTGCTCTGGTTTCGTGAATCCGAGTTTGGAACTCTGCTCCAAGAAGATGGGTGGACAATCACAGATGATTTGTGGTCGTATCTCCCACGACACACCTTTGACCGGGCATTCAACGAAGGGTGGACAATGCCAAATACGTTTCTAGAGCGGTGCTTGTATGGTTCTCTTCGAGTTCTGACGTGGAAGGATATTGTAAGGTTGCCGACTGTGTATTCGTGTAGCAAGTGCGGTGCTCGGTCATTGACGTCGTCCAAATGTCGCACAGAGTCTTCTGTTCTCGACATTCCACAAACGGAAAAAGTATTCTTTGTAGATGAGGATATGATGGTTCATATCCCACCTAGTGATTCATCGGTATGGTTTAGGTTGCAGAAGCAGCAGCACGGCGGCGATTCTTCACACCCACCGAGGGTGCTGCAGTCG